CCCCACGAACGCCACCCGTCGGAGTTGATCGCGGTGACGATGCCGGCGTCGTTCAAGGCGTTGGCGTTCACCTCATCAAGGACAACCTCGGTCCCATCGGCCAGCGCGATTCCGTTGATCGGGAGCGTCTTATTGCTCGGCCCGACGAACGGGATCCCTCCGTTGTCCGCGTCGGTCTGCATGCACCGGGCAGCCTGAAGGGTCGACAGGTGGAAGAGCGTGTCTCCCATTCGGCCCATGGGCCAGAAGACTTCGAGATCCTTGTCCACGTAGCCGTTGGTCGACTTCCAGGCCGCACACCCGGTGTAGACCGCGACAGCCCCCGTCGGGATGTCGGCAAGGACCATCGCCTTGAAGTTGCCGTTGATCGCCGACGCCTTGGCCGTCATCACGGCCTTGACGGTCGGGTCCGACGAGAATCCGGGGGCGAGGATCTGGCCAGGAACCTTCTGGAAGAGCGGGTAAATGCTGCCCAGCAATTCCAGGCCCGTCTTCTTCTGCGTCGCCGCGTCCACGCTTCCGATGATGTCCGCGGCGGCCACCGTCTCGGGAGTCAGTCGGTCGTAGTCCACAGTGATCGATGCTCCGGCCAAGATGGTACCCGTCGAGACCCGAGCGACCACGCCCTCGCCAGAGCTGTTGATGGTGAACGTGTAATCGGTCCCGAGCGTCTTCGTGGTGCCGCTCACCTTCACCACGACCGAAGCCGGCCAGGGGTGCTTGTGGGTCAGCGTAGCGGTTCCGTCGGTCGCGAGAGTTTTCGCCTCGGCGGCCACGGCCGTCTTGTGCCTCTCGGGGTCGAGCGTATTGACCAACACGATCGGCCCAACGGCGCCCAGCTTGAAGTGGGCATAGATCGCTTCGCACAGGGGGAAGGCGAACTTCTTCGCCCCGGCTGCCCCTTCAGCACCGTAGAAGCCAACCGCCGCCACGGCCGCGTCGTATCCACTCACCAGCTGGGGCACATAGAGCTTGGCCGTCTGGTCGGCAGACATGTGAACGGGGGCCGCCCCGAAATAGACCGGAAGTCCCGCCAGGCTTTCAACCGGCGGGGTTACGCTCGTCGGAACCTCGTCGACTCGAATGCCATGGAAAGACATCAGGCACCTCGCTTGCTGAACGCCTCGGCGGCGTCACGGTATGCGCACCACAGGGGCGAACCCACGGCGGCCAGAGCCGTCCGGGACGCGCCGAACTCTTCAAGCGTCACGAACAGCGGCGCGAGGACGGCATCATCCGCACACACCGGCGGAACACCATCCTTGTAGGTCGTGAATTGCTGCAGCCCGCGTGCGGGAATATTCGGGCCGATGTACATCACGGAGCGCGGCCCTTTCGGCGCTTCGTTGGTTTCGCTTTCGCTCATAATTCGACCTCGTTCGATTCGGGTTGCGAGATGCAGAATCTTGCGGTGACGACGCCGGCCCAATTCGGGAACTCATCCCCGGCGCCCACTTCGCTTTCCAAAGGTCGCTCAAGTCGCGCGCCTTTCTCGATAACCGGCGAGCGAAGCAGCGCGGACCGAATGCGATTCACGATGGCCCACGCGTCGAGGCCTCCCTCTGCGTTCAAACGCCGGGTGACGATCACGAACTCGACCGTGACCGCCGAGTGGGCCGCCCCTCGGGCGCCCTCTTCGTCGATCAGAGATCGCGGGCGGACCACCACGAGCGGCAGTTCGGGACCAACCTCGGCGTTGTTGGCGGATCGTTCACGTGGCGGCGGCGCCATCAGGTAGAAGCTCACCGGCTTGTATTCGGTCCCGGGCGCGGGCGTGGGGTTGGCGCTGTTCAGACGAAAATCGGCGAACGCCTCGGCCATTCGGCGCATGAGCGCGTCCGCAAGGTCCAACGGCGTGAACGGCGTTTTCGACGGATCGCTCATCGCGCTCCCCTCGGATTCAAGATTCGGCCGATCTCGTGGTCGAACCGCGACGCCAGCACATCGAACGCTCGACCTTCGATTTCCTCGCGCACGCCAGATTCACCGAACATCTGCGCCGCGGCCGGGCCGGTCAGCGCGTGGATCGGGTATCTCCCGGCGCCCTCGTCCCTTCGCATGACCATGAGCTGCGATCGACCATGGACCACGTTGGAGAACGCGAGCGGGATCTCATTCGATCCGGAGTCTCGACGCACGTTCACGCGCAATCGCTGGCGCTTCGTGGTTGGCCCCTTGGGGCGCAGCGAAAACGACGACAGCGGCAAGCGCCGGCCCTTCGACGAGAATCCCGCCACAAGGTTGCCGCGCGTTGCTCGCACCATGGTGACGCTCTTGATCAGCTCGCTCCGCGGGGCCGCGTAGGTGGCCATCAGGCGGCGCAATCCAGAAGTCCGGGCGGCCAGGCTGGCGCGATTCAGCGCGGGAACCGCTGCGCGCTCTACCCCGCCCGGAATGCCCGCCAGTTCGCGGGCTGCGCGTTCAAGTTGTTGGTCGCTAGAAAAGCTGACTGGCATTGCTGGTTCCCGCTCGCAACTCGACGATCAGCAGATCGCCGGACGAGTCGACGGACACCACGCAGTAAGCCTGCTCGTCCTGAGGTTTCGCGGTTTCCTGCACGCGTAGAACCTCGGCGACGACGGGAAGCCAACCGAGTTCGGCGCGCATCACCACCAGACGCGCCAGCACCGGGAAAGTCCCGGCCGGCGACCTCGCGCGAGCGTCGGCATCCTGGCTCGTGTCCAGGATGCCGGAAAGAGAAACGGAGCGCGCGCCTGACTCACCCGACTTGATCAGGAGGGGAACCTTGAAATAGCCAAAGTTCACCCCCTGGGCCTTGTCTCGGGTCTCGCCCCAGGTCGCGCGCGCCATGGTTTCCTAGCTGTGCTTGCCGCCCTTGGCCTTGGCCTTGGGCTCGGGCTTCCCATCGGTCTCGGGAGTCAGCTCGGGCGCTTCCTCCTCGGGATTGCCTTCGCCCTCCACTTCAACCGCCGTGGCCGCCTTCGCTTCGATCAGCTCCCGCCCAATCGCGTCCGGCACTTCGTGCGGCCCGTCGGCCGGCAGCAGGTTGCGAAACCCGTTGCCGGCCTTGACCACGATGCAGTGATTGACGTTGACCCTCATCACAGAACCTTCAGGGAACAGGAGGCATCCGGGCGATACGGCGCCACCAGGGGGGCCGACTGCATCATCAGGTACCGAACGGGAGGATCGTTTTCGAGCCACGACTTCGGGTAGAACGGAATCGGCTTGAACTCCGCCGTCTCGTCCTTGATTGCGCCGAAGTGGCGCACGCCGAGCAATTCGCTGCTGAGCCCGATCACACGCCCCGAGTCGAGCATGGGAACCTGTGCCTTCGCCGCTTCGTCGTAGTACCAATCGGTATAGACGTAGTGGTCAAATCCGTTGTGGTTGCCCATGTACATCACGTTGTTGGGCACGGAACTGATGTCGAGCTGTCCCGACTTCACCTTCCACAGGCTCAGGTCGCTCTTGACGGCGATGCTGTTGTAGTAGGCCCTCCACGCGTCCTTGTCGTAGACAAAGGTGTCGATGTGGCCGCCAGACTTATCCAACACGGCCAGGGCCATGTCCGTTTCGTCCCGCATCGGATCGACGCCGGAATCGGTCCACTTTGTACCCGCCGACTTCGTGACCTGCAGCGACGAATCGCGCCCGAAGTCGACCGCGACTGTCTTCGTGTTTCCGTCGGGCATGCGCATCTTCATGGTGACGGTGCCGAATTTCGCCACCTCGACGGCCTGAACCTCCAGGGTGCGGGTCAACATGGTCAGCTGGTCGGACAGGTCAGCGTCGAGGGCGCGACGCTGGCGTTCCATCGGGTTGATCTTTTCGTCCCCACCAATGCGCTCGCCCATCGCGCGCGCAAACGCCCTCAGAGGGTTGTGGGGGCGCTTGTCCTTAATGTATCCGGGGGAAAGCATTTCGGTCCTGAACCCGGCCGACTCCACGATCTGCCCGGCGACCATGGGGTGAACGTACGGAGAAAGTCGGCGCTTCGCTCCGGCCAGTTCGATGTCGAAGACGATGATGTCCGTTTCAGAGCGCACCTCGTGAACGAACCACTTATTGAGGAGGAAGGCCGCCGGCTTCTTCATTTGAGCGACGGTTGCGGCCAGTGCCATGGGATCGAAAATGTTCATACTGTGTCTCCGGTGGTTAGGCCGCGATGGCGGAATTCAGATAGATCGACTGCATCGCAAGGGCGGGTCGAAGGTTGGCCACGGTCCCCGAGGTGACGGTGATCTGGTTGATGTTGAAATCACCACAGATGAAGGCCTCGCAAACGGAGGCCCCACCAGTCGTGTCGATGGCATCGACAAGGATGCAGAACAGAGATCCCGCGGTGACGGTGCCGCCGTCGTAGACCATCCATTGGGTGTCCCCGCTCTTGAGGTAGCAAAGCGAACCGCGCGCGGCCGTGATTCCGCTTTTGAACTCAAACCCCAGCGTGCGTCGCGGATGATCCCCGGCGATCAGAGAATCGGGGGAGTAGGTCCCCTCTACGGTGTGTGCAGCGTTACGCATATTCGTGTCCCCCTCTCAGGTCAGTGCGTCCTGCGATTCGCGGCCAATCGCTCCTCTTCGATCTTCCGCATGGCGGCCAGGTGCGCCTGCAGCTCGGCATCGCCGCTGCCTTCGCTCGTCGGAGCGTCCGGTTTCACGTCCGGGTTGAGCTTCGCCATGTGCCTCTCGAACTCCGTGGGCTTGGACGCCGCGGGAGCAGCGGTCTCGGCCTTAGGCGTGGCACTCAGGAACTTGGCGGCGCGTTCGACGGTCATGTCGGGCGTATTGGCCAACTCCAACGCCAGCGGAGCGCGACCCTGCGCCTCAGCGTGGCCAATGATGCCCAGGACGCGCGCACGCTCGGCATTCGCGGCCTCAGCCTTCGCGCCGCCCACGTCGACGCTCGCGCGGCCCTCGGCCAGGATCTGGTCGACTAGGCCGGGTTGCTCTGCTCTCAATTGCTGAATGTCCATTGCTTTCACCTCGTGAATTGCGGGCCTGCTCGTTTGCTTTTCGTTCAGCTTGGCGATCAGGCCCTCATAGGTCCCAAGCTCGTCAGCCATTCCGGCCTCAACTGCAGAGGCCCCCAGTAGTACGTCGCCCTGCCCGAAGTTCGCGGAAACGTGCTCGACGCTCGCGCCTCGGTGCTTCGCAACGTCCTCGATGAAGATCGCCGCCAGGTTGTCCACGTGCGCCTGGATGCGCGCGCGGCCCTCCTCGGTCGACGGGTCCGTCCGCTTGTAGGGACTCTGCGAGCTGACGATCTCTTCGACGTCGCCCTTCCCCTTGCCTACGCCCACCACGACGCCGACAGATCCGAGCGTTGCCGTTTTGCTTGCGACGATGCGAGACGCAGCCGACGCCAGCCAATAGGCCGCGCTCGCGCCCGTGCCTCCCACGTAGGCGATCACGTCCTTCGACTGGCGGGCTTCGAAGATGTGCGAGGCCAACTCAGAGACGCCGTTGACCATGCCGCCGGGGCTGTCGATGTTCAGCACGATCGACCGCACCGCGGGGTTGTCCAGGGCCGCACGAACGTCCTGCGCCACCATGTCGTAGCTGGTCGCTCCGCTCACGCGCGTGAACGCGCCCGCCCTCCGAAACAGTGGGCCCGTCACCGGGATCACCGCCACCGATCCTCGCACCTCGGACTGGTGCGTGTTCTCCAACTTGCGCCCGAGTCGGGCCTCGACGGCTTCGGGCGCGTCGTTCTCGCGCCGGGCGATTGCGAGGATCCCGCGCAAAGCATCGGGCGAGATCGCCCACTCGGCGCCACAGATCGCGGCCAGAACTCGCGTCTCTTCCTTCAAGGCTGCACCTCTTCCGTCTTGTCGGGCGGGCCATTGTCGGTCTCGTCCTTAGGCTGGACGTCTTCCGCGTTGTCTTTCGCGTTTCCCGCCTGGCCTACGGCCGCCAGCGGGATGCCCAGCTCGCGCTGCCTGTTCAGCTCGTACGCTCGCTGCTCGGCCATTTCTTCCCAGTCCCTGCCCTGCTCGGCCGCCTCAATCTCCAGCGTGGACAAGCCAATGCGCATGCGCATCTCAGCCGCGGAGGCTTCGCGCACGGGATCGACGTATCCCTTCGCGGAACCAATCCACCACGCTTCTGTGTATGCAGCTCGGTTCTCGTAGAATCCTGGCGCCTCGATGATCCCGCAGTTGATCGCCTCTTCGAGCCACAGCTCATAAACCGGCTGCAGCCAGTTGTCTGTCAGCCACTTCCGGCGGCCGGCAAAGAAGCGCCAAGCTTCCATCAGAGCGGCCCGCACAGCGGCGTAGCTGGTCTGCGAGAAGTCCTTAGTCACCAGCTCAAGCGGCATGCCCACTCCCGCGCCGACGTGGCGAAACCCGGCCTCGAGGAAGTCCTTGTAGACGTCGGAGGCGAGTTGCGGGTTGTACGGCGTGATCTTGTCCCCTGGGTACATAGGGATCACAGCGCCGCCTTCGAGCTGCGTGTCGTAGCCGCCCCGGCTTTTCTGGTACTTGTTGAACGCCTCCTCGCGGGTTGAAGCGTTGCCGCCAAAGATGTCGAGCAAGTCCGTCGTGCTCATCGGACTCTCAACGAACGCTGCAATCAGAGAACCGACCACCGCCTTCTTCATCTCGGTTCGCTGGTAGTCGCTCAACATGCGGAGTTGCCCGAGGACCGGGGAGAGAAGCGGCTTTCCACGTGTCTGCCCGGTGCGCTCCTCGTCGTGGACGTGAATCACACGGAGGCGTCCAAAATCAGTAAGGGCCGGAATGCGCTCGCACTCGGACAACCCAATCGAAGCGGCTCCGATGTCGAACGGGTGCCTCTTCGAAATGTGGTAGGCAACCGGGGCTCCGAAGTCGTCTACTTCGATCCCCATGCGCACTTTCGGATCGCACGACAGTTGATAGGGAGTGCCCAGGCGATCCGGATCGATGAGAGACAGGCACGTCTTCCACGTGGAGCGCGGGCGATCGAGCCACAGCGGGATCGCAAGCGCCTCGCCGTTCACAAGCCCGGTGCGGAACACCATGTAGGTCAGGCTCGCGAAATTGTGCTTTCGAGCGGCGTCGCAATCCTTCGACTGCGCCCAGGTTCGAAAGTGCGCGGCGACGTCGCGCGCCCAGGCGCGGCCCTTCTCGCGCTCCCAACCCAACACGTGAAGATTGGGCTTCGGGGCCAGCATGAATCCTGTCCCGACCACGCTGTCGACTTGGGTCTGGATAATCCCGCTGGCGACCCCGTTGTTCCGGATGATGTCGCGCGAACGCGCGACGATCGTGTCCAATTCGCCCCACAGGTCAGCGTCGGCAGAGCCCAGGCCGGGGTTCCATTGCTTCAGCTCTCGCGCTATTCGGCTCGCCGAATAGTGTGCGGTGTCCGCCCCGTGGAACGCCATGGGCTCCCCACGATGGTCAAGGATCGAGATCGCGCGGTTCATCGTGGCGCACCCATCGGGTAGATGGGCCTGCGGCGCGAAGTCCCTGTCGTCAGCGCGGAAAGCTCGTTCTCAAGCTTGGAGATGTATCGCTCCAGATCGGGAATCCTCGCGGGGGTCCACTTCGTTCGCCGGTTTTCGCCGAACGAGACCTCTTCCGGCTTGTCGCCGGTTACCAGCGCGTGAAGGGCCGCCTTTGCTTCGGCGAGCCTAGTCCGCAGGTTTGCGATCTCTTCAGTGTCGGCCATGGTCCTCAACGGCGTGGTGGTCCACGCAGCGCCGAGGTCACAACCATGGGTTGTCGTTTCGACGCTGCTTTCGTGGATTCACCACCAATGGCCCATCCGTCGCGGGGGTCGCGATTTTCGGCGCGCCGATGCCAGCTTCTTTCCGAACTTGCGCCCAGTCCTCCGCGGACCACTTGTGAATCAGCAGCACATACGAAGCCGCTCTCGCGTAAACCCGGCAGTCGAGCGCTTCATTGCGGCCGTTCTTGCGGGTGACCTCCCAGACGTGGTTGCGCCGGCCGCGGTGATACACCGGCACCAGCTCTTCGGCGGTCAACTGCTTGAAGTACTCCTCGGGATATTCGGGGAAATGGCACCATCCCCAGGGCAATTCCGATCCCGATTCATCGGTCGGCTTCTCCTGTTTGAGCCATCCATATAGCTCCCCTTTGATCATCGAAACGCCGATCGGCCACAGGTTGAGCGCGACCCTGCTCTTCTTCCCGGCCTTCGTGGTGCCCACCTGGGTCGTGGTACCCACGACCTGCGCGTAGCCTTCCTTCATGCCCTTGACGGCCATCACTCGCGACGGCGGCCACTTCGAACACCACTGGTAGACCGTGCTGGTCTGGTCGCCGGTGTCCACGGCCATGATGCGGATCGAAAGCTTCCCGCCCAGCTCGTGTTCCCACTCCTCGCTCAGCATGTCGCCCAGGCGCTGCCATGGGCTGTCGGTTCCGTCGAGCTGGCTGGTGTCCCCGCCGAACACCCGATAGCCGACAGACCAAGATTCCATGCGCGGGCCGAAGGCGACCACTTCCACCTCGATGCGGTTCCGTTGCACGTCGACGCCGGCAAACAGAATCGATCCGCCGGCCGGGACGACGTCCGCTTTGAATTGCTCGCGGCGATCGTAGAGCTTCTTCCACTCGGGCTTATCGCCCTCGCCCTTGTACGCCTTCCCAAGGGTTGTGTTGATGAATGTCTTCTTCTCCTCGGTGTTTCCCTTGCACGCCTCCCACTCGCGCGCGAGATGTTCCCAGGTTGCGTTGGCCGCGTAGCTGTATGCGGTCCACAAGTGAAAGCTCGCGTGGCCCTTCACTTCCGGGTTCGTGGCCACCCAACCAAACCCGGCGCGGCCAGCGAGTTGCCGGCGACGCGCCTCCTCGACCATCCACCGCTTCTGGTGGTGCTCGATGTGGTGCCCGCAATGTTCGCACTCGTAGTGGACCGTCTCGGGCTTGCCCTCCTCCCAGTGGAAGCGCTCCCACTGCAACACCTGGGGCTTGTCGCAGCTCGGACACGGGACGAAGTAGAGCCTCTGGTCACCTTGCTCGAACAGCCGCTTTATGCGGCTCGTGCTTTCGAGCGTCGGCGTGCTTCCCGCGACGATCTTGCGGTTTCCGAAGGTCTCCGTTCGCTTGGTGGCGAGCTTGATCTGATCGCCCTCCTCGCCCGCGGTCAGCGCCCAGCCGTCGACCTCATCGAGAAAGAGCGCGCGGATCGATGTTCGGCGGAATCCGCGCGGGCTGTCGGCGCCCACCATGTGCAACACGCCGCCCGGGAACTTCTTCTTCAGGATCGTGTTGCCGCCGTCGCGCTTCGCCGCCGGGCTGATTAGCCCGGACAGGATCGGCATATCGCGGACCATGGGCTCGATCTCTTCCTTCGAGTACCCTTCGGCGTCGCCGATCGTCGGCTGCACGATCATCACCGGGCACGGGTCCTGCGCTACGTACCAGGACACGCCGAAGTTGAGCATCTTCGTGTAGCCGATGCGGGCCGACTTCATGACGGTGACCTGTTCGATCCGCGGGTCGCCGATGGCGTCCAGGATCTCGCACTGGTACGGGTACGGTCGGTATCTCCCGACGTCGGCGCTCGACTCGGGAGAAAGGCGCGCGTGTTCCGCCGCCCATTCTGACAGCGACAGGCGCGGCGGGGGGAGCCACAGTTTGCGCAGGTCCGGCGCGAAGGACAGAACGGTGGTCACGTTTCTCCACCGGATGGGTTCTCGCTTTTCTGGATCGCCTCGGCCGCCAACCCTTCGAGCGCTTCCCGACACAGGTCTTCGATGGTCATCACGTCGTCAACGCTGAGGTGAGGGATGCGACTGCGCGCGTGTTTGCCCAGGGCCATCACCGCCGTTTTCGCCTCCTGGATCTGGCGGCCGAAAATCCGCATGGCCTCGCCGACGTCGATCATCCGACCGGCCAGAACCTCGTAATCCAGTTGCTCGCGCTTGGCCCGGTAGATCTCAAACTTGAGCCGAGCCTCGGTGATGCTCAGGGTCGGCCCGCTATCCCCCGGCGCATCTTCCTCCTCGACTCGGTCACCAGCTGTAG